AACCATTATGAAATTTAAACTTAGTAAAGATATAAAAAAAAATACACCCTCAACACAAAGGTGTATTTTTCCATTTCAAACACTAACTAAACTATTTCTTTTTATAGTCGCTATAAACATTTAACCCCGATACGCCAACCATTAATAACATAACAATAAAAGCGTATGTATTCCAGTTAATAAAGGTATTTACTACCCATACTGATAGCACCATTAAAAACAATATAATATTTCCAATTTTTTGTGTTTTCATAAATTTTATTTTTTATAAGTTACATAAATATAACAAAAAGTAAGCAATAAAATTGCAAATCCAATTCCGTAAATCATTTCAAAAGTTTCTTTTTCCATTAAAAAAAATCATTTAGTTTTATTAATCCGTATCGCTCAATTTCATCAATTGCGCTTTGCTCTAATATACTCATAATTGCAACATCTCCGGCGTAAATTTTCATCACTTCAAAGGTGCTAGGCTCTGGCGCTTCTTCATAGCTTCCAAGTGTTCCTTTTATATATTCTCCTTCGGCAATTAAATTAACGCCGCCGTATTCAATCTTAATTCTTCTAATGTTTGACATCTTTGTACTTTACTTCAATGTTATTAATTAATTTATTTTTAAATTCTACTAATTTTTTTTGCAAAATTATGTTTTGACCAATATTTGCATGATCTATAATATTTTCTAAATCGGATAAAAGTTCTTTCATTTTAATTTTAACATTTACAACATTCTTTTTTTGGGATAAATAACGCGCCGTCTTTATAGCTAAAAGTCAATGCCAATGTAAATACTATAATTATTATAATAGCGTAAAATGTTATTTTTTTCATAATTTTTTTTAAAGGTTAAAACATACTCATATCGGTTAGTTAGCGTTCATTGCAACCAAAGTCTAGTATTAATTTACCCGCCAAAAGAATCATAGTCGTTTTATTTTCGTTAGGTAAGTCCTTAAATGGCACTTTACAATTTTTTTGCGTATTCCAGTTTGTTTTTTTTGCTATTGTTTCGTAAGCATCGTGCAAATATTCTGCTAATAGCATTGGGTCAGTAGGCAACGAAACGCTAACAACGTTTATACCTAATAGCTCTGCTTGTTCTTTAATTGTTTCTGCTGTCATAATTAAATTTTTAAATTGTTAAAACATACTCATATCGGTTAGTTGTAGTTCATTTAGTTTCTTGAACACAAAAGTGCTTTTAGCTTCGTCAATCTCGTAGCCTTGTGGGACTATAATTTTTAAGTGTTTCATTTTATATTTCTTCTTATAATGTCTATGAATAATTGTAAATCTTTTATATCTGTAAAGACTATGCTATCATCTTGAAAAAATTCTACTTGCCATTCATTTTTTAAGGCTTCATCGTTTGAGTTTGAAATTAATGAAGTGTAGCGTGTAATATCTAAATCAAAATAATAAAAGGCATTACCTCCACTTTCTTTTGCCGAAATATTTATTTTTGCAAATCCTAAGTTTGTTAATTCTTGTTCTGTCATAATTTCTATTCTTCTTCGTTAAATTCGCTATGTTCCATACAATCAGAACAGATGTCAGACTCATACCAAGCCTCTGCACCACAGCAATCACTTAACATAATTTCTCTGCCCATTTAACGCCAGCAATAAACCCCCTTTTTAGTTCTTTGTAGCTATTGGTTTCGTGCATACAAAACTGGTTGTGTGCATAGTGATTGGCTGCTTCTTCTGTTACTGTTACTTTGTGTGTTTTCATATCTCTAGTATTAATCTGCTTTTCAGTTTTCTTTACATACATAATATTTGGTTTTTAATCTTATGCTAATTTAAAATAAATTTTTAATATACCAAAGAAAATAAAAGAAAATTTTAATATTAATTTTTAAGCATAAAAAAGCCCCACCAATTTGGCAGGGCTTAATTTATAAAAAAACTATTGTTTAGGCTGGCGTAATCGCAGTAATATCGGTTGCGAAATCACCAGTTACAAAGCCTTTAGGTAAGTAATTAGTTAAGGCAACCCTTTCAGATACTAACACCGTCACGAAACCTTTAGTTACGTTGTCGCTATCTTCTCTGAAAAATTCAACACTAATATTCTCACGAACCCACAATTGAGTTCCCATTGCAAAGTTTCCAACTAAGTAATCGCCAGTAGGAATAGCCGTATTTATTACAACTGGAATACCCATGAAATTAGGCGCTAATCCGGTATAAACTTGCTTTGCTAAATACTCGCTTGTAGTAGATTTTAAAAGTAAAATCTTGTGAAAATCCGTTGGATTTAGCATGATATAGTCAGCCGTATAATTTGCCAACGCTAGTTGGTTAATTGCCACAACCAATACGTCAAATTGATTAGGTGATGGAACCGCAGTAGCAAAACCACCCGCAGCAAATGCCGTTGCATCTGTTATAATACCAGATAAATTTACACCCGTTCCGGAGCCTGAAAGAATCTGAGTATCTTCAACCTCTAAAAGTTTCTGAGGCGCTCTAGCAGATAGATAGGAAGTTAATTGAGGCGTGTCTGCTAACATTTCTTTAGAAATTCTAAAGTAAGTTTCAATAGATCTTACATTGGCATCTGCCGCCGTCATGTCAAATTCAGATTGAGCCGCTGAGGCCCCTTGCGCTCTTGGTGCAGCCGCGTTTGTATAAGCGCTTTCTTTTACGAATCTTACAACATCTGAAGTTGTGGATCCTAAAGGAATTAATTGCCTTACGTGTACGGGTCTAGTTGGGTCAAACTTGTACCCAGCCACTCTATCGGCAGGAATAACCTCACCGGTAAAATTAGCGGCTACCGTCATGTCTGCCTTAATTTCAAAACTTGCGCTTCGGTCTTTACCTTTTACCATGCCTTCAACGGCTCCATCGCTTAACGCTTTGGCTAAAGCATATTTAAAAGACTTAGGCTCTGAGGCTGAAAAGTTTTTTTTCATTGAAACTTCAGAGGCATCTATTCTTTCATTTATTCCATTGAATTTTAGCTCTAAAGCCGCAATTTCATTTTTTAAAGCAACGTCAGCTTCACCCGTTGCCGAATCTTTAGCTTGGCCCACTGCCTTTTCAATACGCTCATCTAATTGCTTAGTAATTAGATCCATTTGATCTTTAATATTTTGATCCATTTTATTTATTTGTTAAGTTATTAATTAAATATTTCCATATTTCGCTTTCGTCATTTTTTACAATTTCCGGCAAAGTGCCTAATGGCGGCTTTGTGGCATTTACAAAAAGTGATTTAAGTTTATAAAGTTCTGCTTCTAATGCGTAACCTAATTCGTCTGAAATGTCAGATTTTCTAATCAGTTTAGCGACATTGTCGTATTTTAAAGATATTTTTTCTAAATCAACATTTCCTTTAGCATCTAACATAAGGGCCTGATCATTTGCGGCTAATGTAACGGCGCTAATTTCAAAAAGTTTAACTTCCCTAATCTCACGTAAACCGTTTGCCATAGTGGCCTTATTTATTGGCAATATACCAACGCTATTTTCTGTAATTACACCCGCTTTAATTAGCTGCATAACATCTTTTCCCAATGTTGTTAAAGGAATTTGCGCCTCAAAGACCAATCCCTTTTCATCTTCAAAAAGATTTAGCATCTTACCTAAAGGCATGTCCATATTATGTTGATATAAATACTTAACGCGACTGCCATTTTCTTTTATGGTCTTTGAGTAAGCGCCATTTAAGATAATATCACCATCTGAATCTACGTTGCCAAACACCGAACCGTAACCTTTAATAATGCCGCTTTTATCGTCTGCATCAATAAGTTCACCCATTGGCGCTGCTTTATATAACATCATAATTCTAAATTTTTGTAAAGATAATCTATTTTTAATTTAATTTTTAAGCCAATCCAAAACCTACATTTTCAAAAGTTCCTATTGTATCTGCTTCAGGCTTTGGAAACGGGGCCATTGAACAACGGCAGTTAATGACATTCCTTCCCGATCCTATCCCGGGCCTTTGTATAAGTTCGCCACCAACTGAAAAATCTTCATTAAAATCTACAATTTGACCGCTTGCTTCTTTATGCCATTCCCTTTCCCTTCCATCTAAAGAAGTAATCCACTCCTTTTGCATATCGGCCCCGGCAAACACGTCTTGCGCGCTTTGATAGGTTGCTGCATTTGCCGCATTTGTTGCCTCGGTTCTTACTAATCTTCTGGCTTGAAAATTACTATAATGATTGTAAGTCCGCCTTAACATTCTTGACTTCACAATTTCTCCTTCTGTTTGAAATATTGGATCGGCCATTAACTTCTTCATAACTCTAATCAAATTTTCTTTTGCAGTTCCTTGTACTAAAGTAACTTTTTGCGCAGCTACTTGAATACCGTAAGACCTAAAATAAGCCCTCCATGGCTCTTGATTGGCTTGTATATCTAAGTCTTTTTTAATATACTTTTGATTTTCTTTTGCGTACCAATTAGCAAATATTATTCCTATTTTTTCGTAAAGTTCTTCATATCGTTTAGAAAATCCATCAATCGTAAATACGCCCAATAAATCGGG